CCGCGAGATGTCCCAGGCCAAGCCCATCACCGCCATCGTCAACCACAACGCCTACAGCGCCGCCTACCTGATCGCCAGCGCATGTACGGAGGTGGTCCTGAGCCGCACTAGCGGCACTGGCAGCATCGGCGTGATTGCCTCGCACTACGACACGTCCAAGCGCGAAGAGCAGATGGGCATCAAGGTCACCACTGTGTTTGCCGGCGCCCACAAAAACGATCTCACATCGCATGAGCCGTTGACCGAGCAGTCACTGCAGACGCTGCAGGATCTGGTCAACGAGTCCTATCAACTGTTCACGCAGGACGTGGCCACCTATCGGGGCATGTCCGTGCAGGCCGTG